GCAGTGTCCATTCTTCTCACTCTAATTACTCCATTAAACGCATTTGATTCACCATTAGCAGTGCGAAAAGTAAAAGAAGTTGTTGGGTGAGTAACTTGATTTAGATTACCTCCTTCATGAGCAAAACTATCTCCAGAATAAGCACTCGTTTCGTAGCCTCCCCCATCGCCTATAACCACGGTAGCAGAAACGGTTCCTGTAAAACTCATTAGATTAAAAAACAAATCAATATCTGTTGCCGTGCTTGGGATACCTGTAAATTCTTCTGAATTATTACTTGAATCTACTATTTGTGTTCCGTAAGTCCAAGGAGCGACTGATAAAGTTGTAAATGTAGGTGAAGAAAAAGCACCAGCAGAGGTAAGCAATTGTCCTGATGTGCCGGCACGATCAGTTATAGCACTAAGTTCTACACTCTCTGCCAAACCTTCAGTCGTATCTTCTAAAAGTAAGTTATCACCAGCATTTGTTGCAGAACCATCTGTTCCACCATCTTCAATAACAAAGTGGTCATCTAGATCAGCAGCAGTGTCAAATGCAAATTTATCATTAATTGATTCACCAGAGATAGTTCCTTTGACTTTTAAATCCCCTTCAATTACATTTGCAATTGTACCAATTGCAGCTGGGGCTCTTCCGAAATATGGCATTTAATTATTCTCCAATTTTGTCATGGTGCGTCTGGCCAAGTAATATCATCTGGGTCAGATTCAGATGCTGGTAAATCTCTTAGAGCTTTTCGATATTTAACCCATTTTGCTTTTACACTATCGCTTAAAGGAGTATCAGTAGCCACAGTCCAATCTGACTGCGCCATTAACACATCACGTTGTGTCCTAATTGCTGCCCACTTACCAGCCAAAATATCTGCTGCTAGTTGGTCTGTATCTTTAGCTGCGTCACTACTGACATCCCAATATGCAAGGTCTTCATCTAAATCTGCAACAACTTTGCCTCCATGAGTTGCAACATGAGCTTTAGCTTCATCTTCAGTATCAAAATCTTGAAACTTAGTAATTAATCCATCAGTATGAGATACTACAGCTGTAAATTCTTTCATCTTATTTTCCTAACCAAAAAGTACATTTAAATAACCAGCATCACCTGTAAAACCGCTAACTTTAAGTTGTGTTAGTTCCGCAGATAGCGACTTGCCACCAGCAGTAAGGCCGTGGCCTGTCCCAACATGATGATTTTGACCATTCATTACCCATGAAAATGTCCCTGCATCAGCTAAAACAAACTCGCAGAAACCGTTTAAAGAATTAGATGCACCAAATTGTTCCCTAATAACAAATCCATTAGTTGCGTTGACCTGTCCAGCAATCGCCGTACCTTCGAGGTATTTACCACCACTGACGTAGCCGCTCGTTTCTATGCCGCCAGCATCGCCAAGCTCAATTTTAATTGTAGCTGTCGTGTCTGTCATCGAGACATTTCTAAAGACTAAGTAAACCCTTTTTGTACCAGCAGGTATTCCAGTAAAAGTAAAAGAATTACCAGAAGTTGTTGCTTGGAGACTAGCTTGTGATACCCCCGCAGAATCCTCAAAAGTGGGTGCAGCACCAGCACCACCAGAAGTAAGAGCTTGTCCATCAGTACCAGTGGCCACTGCTACAGGATTACCCGAAGTATCAAAACTAATTATATTTCCATCAGTTCCATCAGCCATTAGTGCGAGTGGTATTTTTGTTAAACTCATTTATTTAGTCTCCATTTTTTCGTCATGGTGCATCTGGAAAAGTAATATCATCTGGGTCAGATTCAGACGCAGGCAAATCTCTGAGAGCTTGACGATACGTTTTCCAAGCATCACTCATTGTAACATCAGAGTTACCCATGTAATCTGACTCAGCCATTAACTTGTCTCGTTTAGTTCTAATAGATAACCATTTATCTGCAAGAATATCTGAAGCCAGTGATGAGTTGTCAGCTGTAAGAGTTTTCTTTTTAGCATTAACTGTCCAATATTCGGCAAGGTCACTTGGACTTTCATCCACAAATCCGCCATAAGTTTCAATGTGAGCTTTGGCCTCGTCTTCAGTATCAAAATCTTGATACTTAACAATTTTATTATTTGCTGAGGAAACTACTGCTATCCAATCTTTCATTTTATTTCCTAAATAAACATTATGTTGACTGCGCCGGCATCAAATGTTGCTCCTGCCGCAGTAGAAAATTTAATTTGAGTTAATTCAGCACTTAGTGCTTTACTACCAGAGCCTAAATATATTCCATCATCATCAGATTCATTAAGCATACCGTGAAAGCACCATGTAAACGCAGCAGCATCTTGTAGTGTAAACCATACAGACCCATGAAGTATATTAGCCGCATCCCAATTTACTGTACCTACAGAAAAACCAGCAGTATTTCTTATTGTCGCACTCTCAATAGCTTGGTCAGCAATTTTTGCAGCGGTATTAAGGTAACCGCTCGTTTCTATGCCGCCTCCATCTCCGATCTGGATGCGAATTGTTTGAGCATTACTTCCCTGAGAAACTCCAAAAAAGTTCATTACAATCATATCTACACCAGCTGGAATACTCCCAAAGGTAATTGATGTGCCTGAGGCAGTTGCAATTTCAGTGCCTTGTGTAAACCCTGCTGATAGAGCTTCAAATGCTGGTGGTGATCCAGCACCAGTAGAGGTTAATACTTGTCCATCACTTCCAGTGGCAATTGCTACAGGATCGCCTGAAGCATCAAAACTAATTATATTTCCATCGGTTCCACCAGCAAGTTTAGCTAAAGTAATTTGGTTATCAGCTATATGAGCGGTATCAATACTACCATCTGTATAATGTTCTGAGTCGATAGCATCATCAGCAATCTTTGCGCCGGTTACTGCATCAGTAGCAATTTCTTGAACTGAACCTACCGTAAAATATTGTACTACAATATTGTTTGTTCCAGCTGGAGGCGCTGTTGTAAATGTTAGAGTTACTCCATCAACATTAAAATCAGTTCCATTACGTTGCATCACACCAGATATTCTGACAAAAACAGAATTAGTGGTTGATGCTTGTGATAAAGTAAAGGCTGTGTCTGACGCATCACCAGTAAAACTTTGAGTAAAGGCATCTGTAATTGCGCCGGGATCATTACCTAGATATGGCATTAGGTTATCTCCATTACGCTCAATGTAACATCTAATGAACTAGCAACACTAGCACCAATTGTTATAACATCTGTTGCTTCTAGAACTATCTTTTGTCCAGCAAATACTTCCAAAGTTGAATCAGCAGGAATTGGTACTTCATTAAGTAACGAAACCGATTCATTTGCTGCATTGTTAGCACCAGTTCTATTACCAGTATCACTCGTAAGTTTTACTGTAACGTCCCTTTCAGCTGCAATCTTATTACAGACGTTCATTCCTAAAACAACAGTTGTTGTTGAACCAGCACAAGTATATAAAGTACTAAAAGTTCCACTGTCGATTGCCACATCTGCTATTGTGAATACCTTAAATGTATTTGCCATTTTATCCTAATCTCCAATTTCTCAACTATTTATAACACTTATCCTAGTGTAATTTCTCAACTATTTATAATATTTATCCTAGTGCAATTGCTAGTGCTGTTGCCTCGCCACTAGTTAATGTAACTACTCTTGATAATGCAGCTTTTCTGTTTGTTCCACCAGCGCCATCATCAACAATTATTAAATCTGCAGCTGTTAAGTCAGCACCAACATCTGTTCCACCATCAATATCTATTGCTGCAAGACCAATTTTATTTACAGCTGTAATAGCTGCTAACATAGTTCCTGTAACTGTTCCACTATCTCCAGAACCAACTAAAGTACCAGACAGAGTTGGTAATACACATACTGCACTACTAGCTAAAGCGTGTGGTGCAGACTGTAATGTTTGTGCGTGTGCGTTTGAACTTTCACAATAAAATTTAAGTTGTGATACAGAGCCTTCATTTTTAAGATCAATAAGACCACCGCTTATATACAAATCATCAGATAATACTATATCTCCGTCCGCTTCAATAGTAATAGCAGCTGCGGTAGTAGCATTACCGATAGTTCCAGCATCTTTAATAAGTATGTCATCTACAAAAGTAACTATACCAGCAGATGAAATAGTCATAGCAGTAGTTGCTGATGCAACTCCAATAGTTCCACCGTCTTTGATAAGGATGTCATCTTTGAATGTAACAATACCAGCAGATGAAATCTGTATAGCATCTGTCGCACTTGCAGAACCTACATCACCATCATCAGGAACTATAATGTTACCAGCAAATGTTGCAACTGTTGAACTAACTGTTAGTCTAGCAGTTCCACCAGTTGATATCGCAACCTGATCTGCGGCAGAAAAAAAGATACCAGTATTGGTATCACCACTATTTGTAATTGATGGAGCTCCAGCAGAGCCATCAGCAAAAGATGTAACTCCAGTTATAGTTGGACTAGCAAGTGAAACTACAGAAGATGTAGCACTAATACCACTCGTTAACGCTGTACCTGTACCTAAGAGAGTGTATATCTCAAGAAAGTTATCATTAGTCTTATCACCACCCGCTCTAAGGGTGTCACCAGTGCCATCGTTGGCCGCCGCGCCTATTTCTATTGATTGAAATGCCATATTTATTCCTTTTTATTATTTATAACACTAAAGAGTACTATCAAATGTTTTTCCTGAGCTATCAAACTTACTCAGTGTAGAATCGAATGAGAATTCAAATGTTTGCGGTACAGACAACTTAGCCCCTGTTATTGGATCACTTAAAATGTTAAAGAATGTTGCAGTTTCTAAAATTATTTGTTCTCCAACTCCAGTATGACCACTTGATGCAAATCTATTCAATAAGAAATTAGCACCACCTTGGAATGTTCCCAAATTATATCCGTCTATTCCTATCGTACTATTTTCATTAATAATATTATTGTCAGCATCTAACCCTGTTGCATCATATACTAAATTACCAAATATACCACCCTCTGTTCCACTCTCTAGTTGAATGTTTGTGGCTTCTTTTCCCAAATCTTCTAAGACTAAAGCATCTATTGGTCTTGTCACTATATCACTACTATATGTGTATGGTTCTATGTCAGAGTTAGTAAAGTTTTCCTCTGGAATAATACCTTTAAGATCAAAACCATGATCAGTCGTTGTTCTAACTTCATCCTCTGGTATTAGATATTGTTTTTCTAAAATAAGTTTGTTGTTATATCCAACACCAGTTTCATCCTCTAGTAAGAAAGAGTCTCCATGCGTTGATGATACAGTAGTTCCATCCTCTTGTTTAAATGAACCTATCTCATCTTGCTCCATAACAATGTTAACAAGATTACCACCGTCTATATCAGCTAAAAATCTAGCAGGACGAATGATATCTTCTATCGACATGAAGCTGTGATTAAATGTTACTTCTCCAAGAATTGAACCGCCACTATAATTACCATGTAAATCAAGAACACCACTCTCCAGAGTAATGTTGTCTCCAGCATTAGAACTAGAACCATCTGTTCCATTCAATACCATTGTATGAGAAAAGTCATAACTACCAAAGTCATCAAAGGCAAATCCACTGCCATTATTTTGATCTATCGCATCTTCAAAGATTAAATTTTCATTTGCACCTACTACTCTATCAACACCACCAGCTACGTTGACTTGTTCAAAACCAACAAGAACTAACTTTCCAGAACTAGCACCACCCACATTTCCAATTTCTAAATCAATTGCAGAAGGATCATAACCAAACGGTGACTGACCCATAGTTACTAATCCAGTAGGTAAAGAATTTATATTTTTACTAGGTAAACTTACTTTACGTGAAACTCTAGATATTACACTAACATCTTTGTTTGCTGAAAGACCACCCTTTCCAGCTGTTTCTAGATATTGTCTTCCACTATCTTCATTTAAAAGATTATCTTTATCATCAGAACTTTCTGTTTTAAAAGTAAAGAAAGAAGAATTGTTGTCACCAATTTCAAATTCAAATTTACTTCCAGCATTAGTTCCAGAAGAGTCCGTACCGTCAAGTAATATATTTGAATCAGTGCCACTAAATCCTGGCAGGAATACTCCACCATCTATTGTACTCTCTGGTTCCAACAACATATTGAAAGAAAGTGATACTGTTGATTCTGAGATTATCCTATCTCCATCAGCAGTTATTAAGAAATGGGGCCCACCAATACCTACATCAGTTTCATCCTCTAACTGTATGTTTTCAAAATCTACAAAAAGATTTGTTAGAGTTTCACTAATAAATTTATCGCCAGCGTTAGTGCTTGAAGAATCTATACCATCAAGTAATAAGTCACCAGTTTCAGAATGATCAGTTTCTAATAAAATCTCATCGTCAAAATTATTAACGCCGTATTGTAGAACATTAGGATTGGTAGTTCTAGAAACTTCTTCACTAAAGATAATAGTAAATGTAGAGGCTAGAATTGGTGAGAAGTTACTTGTAAATCCACCACCAAGGCCGGAACCAGCATTTGGTATTGCAGCAGAAACTAGAGATGCAATACTAACTTTACCAAACACATTAAACCCAGCTGGGTGTACTGCTTTCTTTAACTCTGTTAAATAATCTGCTTGACTAGAAGCAGCTTCAATCTCATAAGAAAATTGTTGGTAGTATACAGAGTCTTGTATTCTATTTAAATCTTCTCCGATTAAACTATCAATATCCACACCATAAGAAGGAGTGGTTTCTGCTTTTGTTCCAATAGAAGCTGTACCTTTACCAATATCAACACTTACGATTGTTCCAGACGCTCCACCAGAATCCGTGATAGTAGTTGTCTCAGCAGAGAAGTCTATTGGTTGTTCGTTTACAATATTATCACCAGCATGAGCTGAAGTGGAGTTAGTTCCATTGATCGCAATGTTACCATCAAGAGCTTCAACATTACCTAAAAGACGCTCATTAACATTTGATTGACTAGCATCAGTACCATCCAATACGATAGAGTTACCGACATTCTCTGCCATAAGCAGATCGCCGGAGTTAGTACCACTTGCATCCGTTCCATCTAGAAGAATACGTATTTCATTTTCAATACCTAATTCTATGAAACCATCTGTTAATAATTTATCGCCAGCATCATCTCTTACTGCAACCGCAAAACTATACTCTGTTACAAATCTAGTCTGTGTTGGGCTTGGATCAAAGTAACGTGCATCACCTATTGATGTAGCATCTTCATATCCTATTACTCCACCAAGAGAGTCTTCATAAACTAAATTATCGTATGAACTTCTACCAGCAACTGGTGGAATTGTATCACCTACATTGTTTCCACCAGATACGCTCTCTAGCGCTACACCTGTATGAAGACCAATTCTACCGTCTTCTTCAACTAAGAAACCATCACCGCCATTTAGTTCAGTTCCAGATTCTATAACAAAGTAATCAAGTTGTTTCCCTGCAAAGGGAGAATCCATTACAAGGTTATTTCCATCCTCATCTATTAATTCTTCTTCTATTGCAAGTTGATTATCTATTTTAAAATATGGTTCGCCAAGTCTATCACCTAAAACAACAAGAGAGTCTTCAAGGCCGATACCTTCGCTATCACTAGTTTCCATAGTGACACGTTCAACATCTTCAAATGTAGTCTTTAAAAGTTTAGTCGTAGAATTGAAACCTTTAACAACACCTGTATGACCACTACTTGCAAGAGTGTTTGTTACACCAAATGTACCAGATACATCCTTCAAAAGGAAGTTTGCTATAAACTGTCCTTCTGGAGCTTCGGTGTATTTAAATCCCTGATTAGTTACGTTAACACTATCCACAGCACCAATATCATTTGTATCTGCTGTAAGAAGTGTGCTTGTACCAGAGGTTGAAACAACTGTAACTGATGGTAGTAAGGAATATCCCTCTCCACCGTCTTTTATGAATACTCTAGTTATCTCACCAGTGGATACCGTACCATCTTCTAGAGCAAACGTATCACTATCTGTACCATGACTATCTAAGGTTATCTGGTCTGTTTCTGTAATTAAAAAATGACCTGCATTGTGACCACTAGTATTTGTTCTATCTAATGCAAGTTTATCACCAGCATTAGAACCAGATGCATCAGTTCCATCTAATATAAAATTAAAATTTACTATAGCACTAGTAGAACCAGCTTCTAAAATCAAATTATCACCAGCATCACTACTAGAAGAATCTGTACCGTCAATTTCTAAGGAACCATCAATGACAGAAACAAATCCAGTTGCTGCCTTTGTAGAAGTACTTGTTTCTGTAGA